ATGTCACTGGCGATTGTTCATACTCGCGCCGCACTTGGCGTCAATGCGCCGCCTATCACTATAGAGGTGCATATCAGTAATGGATTACCGGGATTAACCATGGTTGGCCTACCGGAAACCACGGTAAAAGAGGTGCGTGACCGGGTACGTAGTGCGATTATTAATAGCGGATATGAATTTCCGGCTAAAAAAATAACCATTTATGTAAACGGGTTAATGAAAACAACAAGTTAGATTAAAAACAATAAGTTAGGTTGGTGGTCAGTGGTGGTTATTACGGGGTAATGCCAACCGCTGCCGCCACTTTGTCGCCACTTGGCAGCGTTGCCAGAGGATTGAAACGGAGCGCCGTTTCCAGATGATCCGGTGCCAGATGTGCGTAACGCATAGTCATTTTTATATCGTGGTGTCCGAGAATTTTTTGTAAGGCCAGAATGTTTCCACCCGACATCATGAAGTGCGCCGCAAACGTATGGCGCAGAACGTGTGTGAGTTGACCGCGAGGGAGCACGATAGACGTTTTTTCCATCACGGATAAAAATTGAAAATAGCAGTCTGTGAAGAAATTGAACCCATCAAGCGCCATGATCTCTTCGTAAAGCTCTTTACTGATAGGGATGCTTCTGTTTTTCTTCCCCTTCGTTCTTACAAAGGTAATTCGGTATTTGGTCACCTGTGAACGAGTAAGATTTACGGCTTCTCGCCAGCGTGCGCCTGTGCTTAAGCATATCTTAACTACCAGTGCTAGAATTGGGTCCTGACGTTTGCAATCAGCCAGTAATTCAACAATCTGCTCATGGGTAAGCCATGCCATCTCTTTTTCTGCGATGGTGAATTTTCGCATGTTCTCCAGTGGGTTCGGATACGACCATTCGCCCAGACGGGATAGTTCGCTAAAAACACTACTTAGATAGCTTTGCTCCAGGTTAATGGTGACCGGGCTTGCTCCTTTCTTCCATTTCTCGCTGAAGTAGATCTCGCCTGTCAGGCGTTTATCTCGATAGTGGGCAAACATTTTAGAGGTGAGATCGGTTGCAAGAGGATTGCCCAGAGCGTCAACCATCAGCAGCAATTTGTCATAGACATGTTGCCCAGCAGTCAGAGATTTACCATGTAGTTTGAACCATAGCTCAACCACGTCTTTCAGGGTTCGACGATCCACTGATTCGCCCAGCCATGGCTTTGATTCGGTTTCTTCCATAGTGTGACGCTCAAAAGCCAGAGCTTCGCCTTTGGTGGCGAATTGTTTACGCACACGACGCCCACTTCGTCCGGCGGGGTAACATTCGCAAAGCCATTTCCCTGTGGTGAGTTTTCGTACTGCCATAAAAAATGCCCTCCAGTAGAGAGCATTTTTACTGTATGTATAACCAGTGTCAATGTATGAAATCCTACGACCATACATCTCACTGAAGCCATAATGAAGTTGGCTATTCTTTTTGCTATGTGAGCATGTAACTTTTGCGGTTAACCTGCGGCTCATTTTTATTTTAGACGCAGATATAAAAGCAAAAGTTATCGTGAGTTTTTAGTACAGATTTTTTTGGATTTACTAATAGTTCCATCATTGCAAACGAATTTGCCATCTGAGGTACAGTGAGAAACACCTCCCTTTTTCCCTGAGCAGGGATAATTTCTAGCATAGGTAGTTAGTGGGTTTAATAACAAAGAACATGACAAAACCACAAAAAATACCTTACCAAGCATAGTTTCCTCCCGGTACTATTTAACATACTTGACTGTTAAACTTATAATTTTACCAATTATTTCAATGTCTTCTATCTTACATTCGAAGGCTCTGTTTCCACCCTCGACGAAGATTCTTCCACCGGGTAAACGAGTAATGTCACGGATCGTTACTTCGCCATCAATACTTATTACCCATTTACCATCACGTATATCATCAAATTCTTTATCACAAATAAATTCAGAATTGTTATCTGTGATGACAAAAGGTTTTTTAAACGTAGAGGGTAGAAATCCCTTATCAAAAATATAAAAACCGTCTTCACGCAAGGCACCATCAGATAATACATATTTAGCAACTTCCATAGTATTTGTATTACCTGAAGTTTGCTTTGAACCATGTCCGGTTGTGAGCCAATTAAGCGAGGTGCCCGTTTCAAGGGCGCACTGGATTACCCATTCTGCTGGGAATGAGTCACGCATGTAGCGTGTGGCGAGTGTACTTTTAGAGATTCCTAAATGATCGCACAACGCCTGTCGAGTTTTGAATCCATAAGCTTCTACCATGCGCTCTATAGCGCCTCGTCCGCCTTTCTCCAAATTCATGGTCACTCCAAGTGAACTTTTATCTTGACGATTTCATTGCGCGATCGTATGTTTATGGTGTTCACAAAATACAAACGATCCGTATTCGTCCTGATTAATCATCATTAAACGAGGAATGTTGCATCATGAGACCTAACATTTCAATCACTCTTACCACGCCTCATGTGACTATTGAGCGCTATAGCGAGCTGACAGGGCTGTCCATCGATACCATCAATGACATGTTGGCTGACGGACGCCTTATCTGTCACCGTTTGCGCAAAGATAAAAAACGCGAAAAAGTGATGATCAACATAGCAGCCATGACCGTTGATGCGCTTTCAGAATGCAATCTAAACCTTAATTAGTTCGATTCTGAAATACATCAGAGGCATTGACCATGTTTGATTACCAAGTTTCCAAACATCCACATTTTGATGAAGCCTGTCGTGCATTTGCACTGCGCCACAATCTGGTGCAACTGGCAGAACGTGCAGGCATGAATGTGCAGATTCTGCGGAACAAGCTGAACCCAGCTCAGCCTCATCTATTAACCGCACCAGAAATCTGGCTGCTTACCGATCTGACTGAAGATTCAACGCTGGTAGATGGTTTTCTGGCACAGATTCATTGTCTGCCATGTGTACCGATTAATGAGGTGGCAAAAGAGAAACTGCCACATTACGTCATGAGTGCAACCGCAGAGATCGGGCGTGTTGCTGCAGGTGCGGTATCTGGCGATGTAAAAACCAGTGCAGGTCGTCGTGATGCTATCAGCAGCATTAACTCTGTAACACGACTGATGGCGTTGGCTGCTGTTTCATTGCAGGCCCGTTTACAGGCTAACCCTGCGATGGCGAGTGCAGTTGATACCGTGACCGGCCTCGGTGCTTCATTCGGTTTGCTGTGAGGTGCTTATGCTGACGAAAGAACCATCATTTGCATCGCTGCTGGTAAAGCAAAGCCCGGCAATGCACTACGGTCACGGCTGGATCATGGGTGAGGATGGAAAACGCTGGCATCCATGTCATTCACAAGATGAATTGCTGTCTGAATTGACCACGAGGAAACGGAGAAAGTCAAAATGTATGCAGCGGAAAGTGAAGTGGTTTATCAGTTTTGTTACAGAGGGGAGAGTTATTCAGTACCTGAAGATGATTTGCTCTGTTGTTATCCGTCGTTGTCGGGCGATGGCAGTTACTTTTTCACGCTAAAGGATGGGACGTTTTTACGGGGAGAGCAGGTTAAAGAGACGGTACGAAAAAATGTATCTCCCTTTGAGCGTTACCGTAAGAACAAAGAACGATAGGTGCGTTTGGGGGATATGAAGTATGGCAATTAATGGCGCTGCGGCGACTGTTCCATTAAGCCCCGGAGAACGCCTGAATGGACTTAATCACATTGCGGAATTAAGGGCGAAAGTATTTGGCCTGAATATTGAGTCAGAGCTTGAGCGGTTTATTAAAGATATGCGTGATCCACGGGATATCAATAACGAACAAAATAAACGGGCACTGGCTGCCATATTCTTTATGGCAAAAATTCCAGCTGAACGTCATAGCATCAGCATTAATGAGCTGACCACTGACGAAAAGCGGGAGTTGATTAAAGCAATGAATCATTTTCGTGCAGTGGTGAGCTTATTTCCCAGACGGCTAACCATGCCGAATTAACCAACTAATGAAATTAATGGCGTAAACCCGCCGGGCATCCCTTTATCTAAATTCAGGAGAATTGATTATGCGTAATATTGAAACCCTCTCGACCAAAACCGGACCGGATGACGCAGGGCTTAATATTTTACTGACAGAGGCTCGTCTGGAAGAACGCCGGGCAAGGGCTGAAGCAATGGTAGCTCGCCTTGATAGCCTGGCGTGTCATATCACATCCCGCCAGCTAACCCACGTCGAAGCGGCAGAACTGCTTCGTGTGACTGCTGAAGCAATCCAGAACGAAGCGCAGGAGATCCACTAATGGCTGATGCAATGGATCTCGTACAGCAGCGCGTTGAAGAAGAACGCCAACGCCATATCCGTGCTGCCCGTGCCAAAACGCCGGGCGTGTCCCGCGTGCTTTGCATTGAGTGTGAAGCGCCAATTCCGCCAGCACGCCGCCGTGCCATTCCGGGTGTGCAGCTTTGCATTACCTGTCAGGAAATCGCAGAGCTGAAAGGCAAACATTACAACGGAGGTGCTGTATGAGCACCATCCTGAAATGGGCGGGAAATAAAACTGCCATAATGTCCGAACTGAAAAAACATCTTCCTGCTGGCCCGCGACTGGTTGAACCTTTCGCGGGTTCCTGTGCTGTGATGATGGAGACGGATTATCCCAGCTATCTGGTTGCGGATATTAATCCTGATTTAATCAACCTCTATAAAAAGGTTGCCGCTGATTGTGAATCGTTTATATCTCGCGCCAGAGTTTTATTTGAGATCGCAAACAGGGAGGTGGCTTATTACAACATAAGGCAGGAGTTTAATTACTCAACTGAAATTACTGATTTCATGAAAGCGGTATATTTCCTGTATCTCAATCGTCATGGTTACCGTGGGTTATGTCGTTATAACAAGAGCGGGCATTTCAACATTCCATACGGTAATTATAAAAATCCGTATTTCCCTGAAAAAGAAATTCGCGCATTTGCAGAGAAAGCCCAGCAAGCAACGTTTATCTGCGCCAGCTTTGATGAAACGCTGGCGATGCTGCAGGTGGGGGATGTGGTGTATTGCGATCCGCCTTATGACGGTACGTTTTCCGGCTATCACACTAACGGCTTCACTGAAGATGACCAGTATCACCTGGCATCTGTTCTTGAATATCGATCATCAGAAGGTCATCCAGTCATTGTTTCTAACAGTGACACATCCCTGATCCGTTCGCTGTATCGAAATTTCACTCACCACTACATCAAGGCAAAACGCAGCATCGGCGTGTCGGCTGGCGAGAGTAAATCTGCAACAGAAATCATCGCTGTTTCTGGGGCGCGCTGCTGGGTGGGATTTGATCCTTCGCGTGGCGTGGATAGTTCTGCCGTGTACGGAGTGCGTGCATGAGCCATGCTGATATGAACAACTGCAGCGGCTTTAACGAGGCCGCCGCAGCATTCTCATGGAACAGCCCGAAAAAGGCTATTAACCCTTATCTGGACCTGGCGGAAGTTGCGCCGGTTTCTGCGCTTTCAAACCTGATCACTCTGTACGCTGCCGATAACGAGCAGGAACAACTGCGCCGCGAGGCACTGAGTGATCAGGTTTGGGAGCGTTATTTCTTTAATGAATCCCGTGATCCTGTCCAGCGCGAAATGGAGCAGGATAAGTTCATTAGCCGGGCAAAGTTGGCGCATGAGCAGCAGCGTTTTAACCCGGACATGGTCATTCTGGCAGACGTTAACGCCCAGCCTTCCCATATCAGCAGGCCGCTGATGCAACGTATTGAATACTTCAGCAGCCTTGGCAGGCCAAAGGCTTATTCCCGCTATTTACGTGAGACGATTAAGCCATGTCTGGAACGGCTGGAGCATGTACGCGACAGTCAGCTATCCACTTCTTTTCGCTTTATGGCAAGCCATGAAGGGCTGGACGGCCTGCTGATTCTGCCTGAAATGAGTCAGGATCAGGTGAAACGCCTGTCCACCCTTGTTGCTGCGCATATGAGCATGTGCCTTGATGCAGCTTGTGGCGATTTGTATGCCACCGATGACGTTAAGCCAGAAGAAATCCGCAAGACATGGGAAAAGGTGGCAGCAGAAACCCTGCGACTGGATGTCATACCGCCTGCGTTTGAGCAACTCCGCCGGAAAAGAAACCGCCGTAAACCCGTGCCCTATGAACTCATTCCGGGTTCGCTGGCGCGTATGTTGTGCGCCGATTGGTGGTACCGGAAATTATGGAAGATGCGTTGCGAATGGCGGGAAGAGCAGTTGCGTGCTGTTTGCCTGGTCAGCAAAAAAGCATCTCCCTATGTCAGCTATGAAGCCATGATGCATAAACGTGAGCAGCGCCGTAAGTCGCTGGAGTTTTTCCGTTCTCATGAACTGGTGAACGAAGACGGCGACACGCTGGACATGGAGGATGTGGTAAACGCCAGCAGCAGCAACCCTGCGCATCGCCGCAATGAGATGATGGCCTGTGTTAAAGGTCTGGAGCTTATCGCGGAAATGCGCGGTGACTGCGCCGTTTTCTACACCATCACCTGTCCGTCACGTTTCCATTCCACGCTAAATAACGGCAGGCCCAACCCGACCTGGACAAATACGACGGTAAGACAAAGCAGTGATTATCTGGTCGGCATGTTTGCTGCATTTCGTAAGGCGATGCACAAAGCCGGATTGCGCTGGTATGGCGTGCGGGTGGCTGAGCCGCATCATGACGGTACAGTTCACTGGCACCTGTTGTGTTTTATGCGCAAAAAAGATCGCCGCACCATTACTGCTTTGTTGCGTAAGTTTGCCATTCGTGAAGACCGCGAGGAGCTGGGTAATAACACGGGACCACGCTTTAAGTCTGAGCTGATAAACCCGCGCAAAGGTACGCCAACAAGCTACATCGCGAAATACATCAGTAAGAACATTGACGGGCGTGGTCTGGCTGGCGAGATCAGCAAGGAAACGGGTAAATCCCTGCGTGATAACGCTGAATACGTTAATGCCTGGGCGTCTCTGCATCGTGTTCAGCAATTCCGCTTCTTTGGCATTCCGGGGCGTCAGGCTTACCGTGAACTGCGATTGCTGGCTGGTCAGGCGGCAAGGCAACAGGGGGACAAAAAAGCAGGTGCGCCGGTACTGGATAACCCGCGCCTTGATGCAATCCTGGCTGCTGCTGATGCTGGTTGTTTTGCCACCTACATCATGAAGCAGGGCGGCGTACTGGTTCCCCGCAAATATCACCTCATCAGAACTGCTTATGAAATCAACGAAGAACCGACCGCATATGGCGATCACGGTATTCGTATTTATGGCATCTGGTCACCCATTGCAGAGGGCAAGATCTGCACTCATGCGGTGAAGTGGAAAATGGTTCGTAAGGCCGTTGACGTTCAGGAGGCGGCAGCCGACCAGGGCGCTTGCGCCCCTTGGACTCGTGGCAATAACTGTCCCCCTGTTGAAAATCTGAACAAATCAGGGGGTGATTTACCCGATATTAAAACCATGAATGAGAAGGAACTGCAGGATTATCTCCACAATATGGGCCAGAAGGAACGGCGGGAACTTACAGCCAGGTTGAGACTGGTAAAACCGAAGCGGAAAACAGTATACAAACAGAATATTTCGGAGCAGCAACGCCTGCAGCTTGAGGCAGAACTGACAGCCAGAGGGTTTGAAGGTAGTGCATCTGAGATTGATTTGCTTCTGCGTGGTGGCAGCATTCCGTCAGGTGCCGGGCTACGGATTTTTTACCGCAACCATCGACTGCAGGAAGATGACAAATGGCGTCAGTGATACTGACGGCAAGGCTTTAACAATTCATGCTCTTAACGACCTTCGTAAGAACGTTCTCATTGACGGATAAAAAATATTTTACTTTTGGATATCAGGGGTACACTGTATATATAAACAGTGGATATACATACAGTTAATGCGTATCCGAGGTCGTGATAGGAGGGAAGATGCAGGACTATATTTTGGAGTCGTTGAAGCTCCAGCGCATTGATTTTTTTATTAAGCTTGTAGCGGCTAGTGAGTGCAGCGACGAAGAAAAGCGGCTGGCTATCCAGTGGGTGTCAGAACTGACCGACGAGCTGATGGCGAAAATCCGCAGCCATGAATACTGCCGGTCAATGGACGTAACCAGTTAAGGGAAATCTGTATGCGCATTGAAATAATGATCGATAAAGAGCAGAAGATTAGCCAGGCTACACTGGACGCCCTTGAATCCGAGCTTTACCGTAATTTGCGCCCTCTGTATCCCAAAACAGCAATTCGTATCCGCAAGGGCAGCGCCAATGGTGTTGAACTGAGCGGGTTAAAACTGGATGAAGACAAAAAGCGAGTGATGGAAATAATGCAGCAGGTCTGGGAGGACGACAGCTGGTTACATTAGCGAACGTTGCGGACGATAAAACTGGTTTTTACCGTCCGCAAGGTTGAACAACGAGCCACGTGAGGCGTTAGCGCTGTTGTGCATGTCTATGCCGCATGAAATCGCATGATCGTTTGAGGATCGTTTTTGCTCAGGCCCGCCAGAACTGGCGGGCTTTTGCTTATGTCATGCAGGTGCATGAAAACCACTACACAAAGCGGGCAGGCGTGGCGGGGATACGAGCGCGCGCTCAGCGTCTCACGTTAGGTCCAAAGTCCTTGCAAGCAAAAAAGCTTACCTTTATCTTTCAATTAGAATTGTCTGCAAAAAAGTAAGGAAATCAAATGGCAGAGAACGGCCCTATTGAAGATTTGGCGAAACGCATATCGGAGGATCTACTGAGTCGATTTAAGTGGCAGCAGCATGGCCCCTGCGACCGAGATTTCCTTTGTGATGATGAGGCTAAACATAAGCCTGAAGGTAAGAAGCAGAAGCACACGCATCCTGTAGATGTTGTATTTAGTTATAAAGACCCATATTTAAACAAAGTTATTTATTTAAATACTGATTTAAAAAGTTATAAAGCAGGTTCAATAAATGCGTCAAAAATAGAATCTGCATTGGCGTCATTAGCAAAAACTATTGAATGTGCTCGCTATAGTCCTGAGTGGTCAGAAAAATATAATTTTTCTCAAATTGACTGTGAAGTTCGCGGTTTACTGTTTGTTTTTAATCATGATAATCAGTTGCAGCATGATTTTTATGAGTTTTTTAATCCTCCCAAACCCGCTAAAGGAAGAAGAGATAAGGCTGTCAACTTAGAAAAGATTCCTTTATCCGCAGGTCAGCAAATTCATATAATCGATCCGTTTCTGATTAATTATATGTTGGCAATAACGAATGATATGAATGATTTGATTGCCAAGAAAGAGTTTCCTGATGAAGAATATGGATTCTATTACCCTCAATTGACTTTTCATAAGGTTGCTGTGACTGAAAAATATCTTCCAGCTACTATAGAAGTCTTGTCATCACCTTTCATGGTTATCAAACATGGTGCTGTTTATAAATTTAACAGAGCTAAAGGTATTGAGGAGGAAGTTTATCCAGAAGGGTTTGTTGTGTATTACAACAAAAAAGGTAACAGCGACAATGAATTCTTTTATTTGTTAGATATTTTGTCAAATTATCAAATTCTTGATGGTATAAATAAAATTAGGATAAGGCTGGCATATCGAGAAAAAGATGAGAGGATTCTCTCCCATTTTCAACGGGGAGTTGAAAAATATGCGCATGAGTATGGGTTAGATGAAGAAGCTAAAAAGAGGCTTGAAGATTTAGACGTTAAAGTTGTGTCTACAGTAAAAGAATTCTTCTCTGCAGAAGTTATTTCTTGGGAGCCGAAATGAAAAATATTCACAGCGTAACTGATAAAGCTTTGTATGATGCTTTAAACCAAAAGCAAATTACCCTAAATGAAATTCAAGACCTTTTCTTAGAGAGAGGAACGATTATATGTAAAAAAACTCCTCGAAAGGAATTGGCAAGAAACTATTCTCGAATGACTCATGATTATTACGAGCATCAAAAAATTGCAACCCTGCTAGGTGGCCAGACAAGGACCGAAAAAATTACATGTGTAAGAATTGAGACTGGTATAGATAAGAAAGGTATTATAGACGCGGCAGAAAAACTTAAGAAAGAAATTACCGGGCAGGATGATTATTGTAAAATAATCGTGGATGGGCCGCGAGTTCTGATTAATATTAGATATCTTTCAACTAATTATGGAAAAAGTGATTTCAAACAGGCTATTAATAAAGAGGCGTTAATTGAAATTGAGCCTCTTGATGATGGTTACAGTATCCGTCGTCCAGATAATGAAAACCTTGACGATTACGAGGGGCTTTTACTGGGGCACATCAGCGCTATTCAGAACGAGCAAGCGGATGATAGTAACCTTGATTTAAAATTAAACGAAATTTCACTCTCTCACAATACATCTGCTGATGTTAGAACTTTATTCTTCGATAAATTAATCCGTACACTTGATGGCTATGAGTTACTGGATGTTACTGATGCTTATGTATATCACCCTAAGCCTGAAACTATAGAGGCTGAAGATGGAAACACCGAAACTGGAGTGCATGTGTCTAGGGCATCACTTAGGGGTGAGGGGGTACTTAAATCTGATGAATTAAGTGATCTTTATGATAGAGGATTCTATATCTGGAAAATAAAATGGAAGGTCAAGGAGAACTTGGCAGATCCAGATATATTTGAGCTTGAGGCCCAATTTGGTGATCCTCTCAATTGTACTAATTTCTCATATTTAGTTAAGGGAGTCAGAAAATATAAGGCAAACGGACAATATTTCAGTAAGCCGCAAAAACTCTCTGGTAGAGAAACTGAGCGATTCAATAAATTAATTGAAAATAGAGCTTATTCTATTATAATGGAAATCAGCTAATACATCATAAGGAGTGGCTATGTCACAATTAAGATTGAAGTGGATGAGATTGAAAATCAGGACCAGCCCTGAAGCTGTCTTTGATTTTATCAAAAACACGCCTTATTCTGATGCTATTGGTGCTGGTTTTACTAAGTATGAAACCATTCATAATGGTATGACTGCAACTTTCAATAAAAAATCTGTTGTTTTAGAGCCGATTGCCGATCCATTTGGTGAGGTGCTGGAATTCGAAAGGGTTGTATTTGATCAGATTAGTTTTTCTATCCAAACCCTCAGCAATAAGATATGTTTGTTAACTTTTTACAATCCTCCAAAAACAGTTAAACCTTTTATCGATTTTTTGTCTCAGGCCGAAGGGTTAAATGTTGCTTATGGGAATTTAACCGTAGATCTTAAAGCTTTCATGAGGGTCATTCGAGAAAATTTCGGCGTAAAGGTGTTTGGCATTTCCAAAGTGAAGGTGTCAAATCTTCCTGTTACTGAAAAAACAAGAGCATGTTTGGAATTGAATTCTAGCGGCGATGCTTTGCATGATTTGAAGATTTTTGTTGGGGATAGTGAATTCAAGCTCGATAAAATAAAAGCAGGAGGGTTTTACCTTGATTCAAAGATTAGTTTTGAATTAACCAGTGGGGCTTCTGCAGTGGTTCCTGATGAGCATTTTTCGATTTTCAATGATGCTATTTCATGTATGGAAATTGATAAATTTTAGGGGCGATGGTGTCATCGTTATATGATGGCACCATCTTTTATAATAAAATTAGCTTATGTCGTCGAGTGTATATTTCGCAAATCTAATGACTTCATCCCCTAACCATTCATTGAGTTCTTTAATCCTTTCTTGAAGGGGTATTAATTCATTTCGTACAAACACGCGGCTGGCCTTTTCCACATCACCAAAGCCGCCGGTATTGTTGGGGATGATGCCCATCATCTGCGGTGGCACGCGGTGCGCTGCCATCATGTCATCGCGGCTAACGTTCTTGATGTTAAGAAACTCATCCTTTGCCGCAACTTCCGACAACGGGATGATCTGGATGCCGTCCTTTTTACCATTGGGCGAGTACATAAACAGGTTGCGGAAGTTGCCCGGCCCTTTGGCGCTTTTCATTGCCTGGCGGATATTGTTCACGTCCTCCTGATTCTGTGCTGCATCGGTCATATACATGATGAACCCCGCATGGCTGCCGTTGATGTAATACTTCCGGCGGAACAGCGTTGCGGACTCGTTGAGCAGGGTTGACGGAATGGCGGAGAGATAGCCGGGCAGCCCGTAAATCTCTTGGTTAATATCCGGCTCCATAAGGTGAAAGATGTTGCCCTGTGTAAATTCATAGGGCTGCGTGGTCAGGTCGTACTGCACAAACCAGTAGGTGTCGAGGTCCAAGCCACGGCGTGTGTACTTCGCCAGTGCTGGCTCCAGTGAGAGAACGCCGCCGAGCCGGTTGGTGCGCTTTTCCAGATAGGCGTTACCGAACACCAGATAATCTTGGACGAAACGGGCAAAAGCCTGCTGGCTGAGCAGGCGGTGCGGGATGTACGTACTGCTGAGAATGTCACGCTTAACCGCTATCGGTGAGCTGTGATGCACAGCGGCGCGGTAGGTTCGCGCCAGCCCGTCAAAGCTTACTGGCGGCTCATACCATCTGTCCATCTGTACGCATTCCACATAGTCCAGCAGTTCGCGGCGGTCCAGTACCGGGATCGGATCGCCAAAGCTGAACGCTTCGGCGTGAGTTGTATTCTTCTGCTGTTCGGCCTCCTGCACTGGCGCGGTGCTGGTCAGGGCGTCGTGTTCACTCATCAAAAAATCTCCACAATATTGCTGGTATTGGCGGCTTCGCCCTGCAGCGGTTCGTTAAACAGTGCGTGCATCGTTGCCCAGGCCAAATCTGCGTGGCTGGCTTCTTCGCTGCGGCTGGCTTCATAGGTTGGGCGGTTGCCGCTGGCGGTGGTGGCCCGGCGGATAGCCATAAAGGACTGCGCAATGTCGGTATGCCCGGCGTCAAACTCCAGACGGCGGTGGCTGATAATGTCGTACGCCTTGAGCACCAGGGCGTTTTTGACGTTGGGGTTGTAGACAAACTCTCGTACTGCTGGAAAAAAGTCTTTTACGTTCAGGTAAACACCGTGACCGACGCCGGTCGAGTCGATGCCGATATAGGTCACGTTGTACTGCTGTGTCAGCTTTTTAATGGCGTCAGCCTGGGCGCGGAAGTCCATCCCACGCCACTGATGACGCTCCAGAATGCGGAACTTTCCGCCCGGTACAGTGGGCGGAGCAATAACCACACAACCTGCGCTGTCACCGTTCTGCGTACCTTTCGCCGGGTCATAACCGATCCAGACTTCGCGCCAGCCAAACGGGCGCAGCGCCAGCGCCTGAAAATCGGTCCAGACTTCCCAGCTGTCCACCATGCACGCCTGCAGTTCGCTGAGCGGGAATACTGACGCCAGATCGTCAATAAATTCGCACATCAGCAGGTTCTGGTATTCGTCCGGGCTGTACTCCATGCGCAGCTGGTCGAGGTCGAACAGGTTACAGCCGCCGCGCACCGCATCCTCCACGGTGACGATCTGGCGGTACTGTCCGTCAGGGCAGAGCAGGCCGCGTGCAAGGTTGCTGTGGGTCAGGTCAATATCTACCTTGTCCGCTTTGGCTCGGCCCCGGTTAAACAGCGCGCCGGACCAGAACGGATAGGCACTGTGGGTCAGGCTGGACGGCGTGGAAAAGTAGGTTTGTCGCCATTTCTTGTGAATGGCCATACCGGAGGCAACCTTGCGCAGCTCCTGGAATTTCGGTATCCAGAAATATTCATCAAGGTACAGGTTGCCGTGGTAGCTCTGCGCCGTACGGGCGTTGGTGCCGAGAAAGTACAATGCTGCGCCATTGGGTAGCACCATAGGATCGCCTTTCAGCTCCACCTCAACTTCTTTTGCAAAGTCGATGATGTACTGCTTAAAGACGTGCGCCTGTGCCTTACTGGCAGAAAGGAAAATCTGGTTGCGTCCGGTCAGCAGGGCGTCAATCAATGCTTCACGGGCAAAATAAAACGTGGCGCCAATCTGGCGCGACTTGAGCAGATTACGGATGCGGTTTATTTTTCCTGCTTCAAACCAGTGACGCTGATAGTCGAACATTGAGGCGTGGAAGACTTCTTCCAGCTTTTCGATCTGTTCGTCGGAGAAAACGTTCTTTTCCGGCTGCCTGCGCGGACCTTTGTTACGGTTGGCTACTTTCGGGTTTAAATCTGCTTCGTTCCCGCCGTCGTTAAATTTTCCGATCCGGGCGTGACGCTCTGACTGGCGCGCCAGCAGGTCAATTTCCTTGAAGTCTTTCCCTTCTTTCTGCTCCTTCATGATGAGCTGGCAGTAACGTGCGGCGGTGGTGAGCTGCATCTGATCCAGCGGCCCATAGTCGCCCCACTTGTCGCGTTTTTTCCAGCTGTGAACGGTTGCAACTTTTTCGCCCAGCATTTCAGCAATGCGGGCTACGCGGTATCCCTGAAAGTACAGCAGCATGGCCTGCCGACGGGGATCGAGGTCTGCGGGGGTCAGTGTCGTGTTCATGGCCCAAACATACGGCCTTGGATGGCGGCTTTCCCCGGCTGCGGTTTGTGTGGTTTACCGTACAAATACAGCGCGTTGTCTCACTCCCCCCATCACCGCAAACATAAGACTCCAGTAAGTTATTTCTAACGGAGCACGGCTCATGACAGTGAAAGCAAAGCGTTTCCGCATCGGGGTGGAAGGTGCCACCACTGACGGGCGCGAGATCCAGCGTGAATGGCTGGTACAGATGGCTGCCAGCTACAACCCGACGGTCTATACCGCGCTGATTAACCTTGAGCACATCAAGTCTTATCTGCCGGAGAGCACTTTTAACCGCTATGGCAGGGTGACGGGGCTGGTTGCAGAAGAAATCCAGGACGGCCCGCTGGCGGGCAAGATGGCACTTTATGCCGATATCGAACCCACTGACGCCCTGGTGGAACTGGTGAAAAAAGGCCAGAAGCTTTTCACCTCCATGGAGGTCAGCACGAAGTTTGCCGACACCGGCAAAGCCTACCTTGTGGGGCTGGGTGCGACGGACGATCCTGCGAGCCTTGGCACCGAAATGCTGGCTTTCAGCGCCAGCGCCGCACATAACCCGCTGGCAAACCGTAAGCAGAACCCTGAAAACCTGTTTTCGGAAGCGGTTGAAACGCTGATCGAACTGGAAGAAGCCCAGGACGAAAAGCCGTCCCTCTTTGCCAGCGTCACCGCGCTGTTCACCAAAAAAGAGCAGACCGACGATGCGCGTTTCTCCGATGTGCATAAAGCCGTGGAACTTGTCGCCACCGAGCAGCAGAACCTGAGCGAGCGCACTGATAAATCCCTGGCTGAAAACGGTGAGCGCCTTTCCGCGCTGGAGTCCTCCCTGCAGGAACAGCAGACCGCCTTTGCCGAGCTACAGCAGCAACTGAGCCGCGAAGACAGCCGCAAGGATTACCGCCAGCGCGCGCCGGGCGGTGACGCACCGGCAGGCACCCTGACCAATTGCTGATGGAGCATAAAACCCGATGAAAAAGAAAACCCGCTTTGCCTTTAACGCTTACCTGCAGCAGCTGGCGCGCCTGAATGGTGTGGATGTTGAAGAACTCTCCAGCAAGTTCACCGTGGAGCCGTCCGTGCAGCAGACTCTGGAAGACCACATCCAGCAGTCTGCTGCTTTCCTGACGCTGATTAACATCACGCCGGTCACTGAGCAGTCCGGTCAGTTGCTGGGGCTGGGCGTTGGCAGCACCATTGCCGGAACCACCGATACCACCACCAAAGAGCGCGAGCCTACCGATCCGACGCTGATGGAAGACGTGGAATACAAATGCGAGCAGACCAACTTTGATACGGTGCTGACCTACGCAAAACTGGACCTGTGGGCGAAATTCCAGGACTTCCAGGTGCGTATCCGCAACGCCATCGTCAAGCGTCAGGCGCTGGACCGCATCATGATCGGCTTTAACGGCGTGAAGCGCGCCAAAACCTCCAACCGTGCTGAAAACCCGCTGCTGCAGGACGTCAATAAAGGCTGGCTGCAGAAAATCCGCGAAGACGCGCCGGATCACGTCATGGGCAGCAAAACCGCAGAAGACGGCACCACTACTGCAGAACCAGTAAAAGTAGGTCCGGGTGGTAAGTATGTAAATCTTGACGCGGTGGTGATGGATACCGTCAACGAGCTGATCGATGTGGAGTATCAGGATGATGACGAGCTGGTTGTTGTCTGCGGACGTGAACTGCTGTCTGACAAGTATTTCCCGCTGGTCAACAAAGAGCAGGACAACAGCGAGAAAATCGCCGCCGATCTGATCATCAGCCAGAAACGCATGGGCGGCCTGCAGGCTGTGCGCGCGCCTTTCTTCCCGGCAAATGCCCTGCTGATCACCCGTCTGGATAACCTGTCCATCTACTGGCAGGAAGACACCCGCCGCCGTTCAGTTATCGACAACCCGAAACGCGACCGGATTGAAAACTTTGAATCCGTCAACGAGGCGTATGTGGTCGAGGACTACCGCTGCGCGGCGCTGGTAGAAAACATCGAAATCGGTGATTTCAGCGCGCCTGCCGCACCGGAAAGTGGGGAATAACGCATGAGCCTGAGTCCCGCACGGCAGCACCGCCTGCGCATTCAGGCTGAACAGGCCGCCCGTGAGGGCGGCAGTGTTCGCCATGCGTCGGGCTATGACCTGATGCTGCTGCAGCTGGCAGAAGACCGCCGCCGCCTCAAGGGCGTCCAGTCCACGGTGAAAAAGGCGGAAATCAAGGTGGAACTGCTGCCGAAATATTCCGCCTGGGCGGAGGGCGTGCTGGCTGCCGGAGGTGCGCAGCAGGATGACGTGCTGATGTACGTGATGCTGTGGCGTATCGACGCCGGTGATTATGCCGGTGCGCTCGAAATCGGGCGCCATGCGCTGCGCCATGGCTGGGTGATGCCTCTGGGCAACCGTAACGTGCAGACCGTGCTGGCAGAAGAAATGGCAGACGCGGCGCAAAGCGCTCTGCTTGCCGCTGCCGGTTTTGATGCCGATCCGCTTCTGCAGACGCTGGACCTGACCACCGATCTGGATATGCCGGACCAGTCGCGGGCGCGCCTGCATAAAGCCATCGGTGCTGTACTGAGCGAAAGCAACCCGGCGTCTGCCCTGAATCACCTTAACCATGCGCTGCAGCTTGATCCCCGCTGCGGTGTGAAAAAAGAAAAGCAGCAGCTGGAGCGCAGACTGCGCAATGACAGCCGCTAACGAACGTGCCCCGCGCACGGGCGGCACGGGATGGCGAAAGGCACTGCCACATCAAAATTCCGTCCACCGCCCACTTATTCAGGAGAACGCCGCATGAAGTTTGTTGCGCCAGAACAGGCACCGGAACAGGCGGAGGTCATCAAAAATACGCCGTTCTGGCCTGATGTGAACCTGTCGGAATTTCGCAGTGTGATGCGCACTGACGGCACGGTGACGCAGCCGCGTTTAAAGCAGGTCGTGCTGACGGCGATCTCTGAGGTTAACGCTGAGCTGTACGACTTCCGCAACCGTCAGCAGATGCTGGGCTGGCGGACACTTGCTGAGGTTCCCGCAGAAATGCTGGACGGTAAAAGCGAGCGTATCCGGCACTACCACAACGCTGTTTTTTGCTGGGCGCGCGCTGTGCTTAATGAGCGTTATCAGGACTATGACGCCACGGCGTCAGGCGTGAAGCGAGGGGAGGAGCTGGCGGAGGCCAGCGGCGATCTGTGGCGTGATGCCCGCTGGGCCATCAGCCGGGTGCAGGATGCACCGCACTGTACGGTGGAGCTTATCTGATGAAAGTGCGTGCGCATCAGTATGACACGGTGGACGCGCTTTGCTGGCGTCATTACGGGCGCACGCAGGGTGTCACTGAGCAGGTTCTGCAGGCAAATCCGGGGCTGGCTGAGTACGGCCCATTTTTACCGCACGGGCTGCAGGTGGAGCTGCCGGACATTACGGCGTCAACCACGGCGCAGACCGTCCAGCTATGGGACTGAATTATGACGCTTGAACGAATCAGCGCCTTTATCACTTACTGCATTGCCGTGCTGCTGGCATGGCTGGGCGATCTGTCGCTCAAGGATGCGTCAACGGTTGGCGGCGTACTGATTGGTGTGCTGATGCTGGCTATCAACTGGTACTACAAACACCAGTCTTTCAAATTGTTACGTGGCGGCAAGATTTCGCGGGGGGAATATGAATACTTCAATCGTTAAGTGCTGCCTTGTCGGGGCAGTGCTGGCTATCGCAGCCACGCTGCCCGGATTTCAGTCGCTTCATACCTCCGTTGAGGGGCTGAAACTGATCGCCGATTACGAGGGATGCCGCCTGCAGCCTTATCAGTGTAGCGCGGGCGTCTGGACTGACGGGATCGGCAATACGTCCGGTGTGGTGCCTGGAAAAACCATCACGGAACGGCAGGCGGCGCAGGGACTTATCACCAATGTGCTGCGCGTGGAGCGGGCGCTGGAAAAATGTGTGGTGCAGCCGATGCCGCAAAAGGTCTATGACGCGGTGGTGTCGTTTGCTTTCAACGTGGGCACCGGCAACGCCTGCAGCTCCACGCTGGTTAAGTTGCTGAACCAGCGGCGCTGGGCGGATGCCTGCCATCAGCTGCCGCGCTGGGTATATGTCAAAGGTGTGTTTAATCAGGGGCTGGACAACCGCCGCGCGCGGGAAATGGCCTGGTGCTTAAAAGGAGCCTAACGGAATGAAAAAGAAAGTCATGAGCGTTTTTTTCCAGCTGGCATGGGCTGCGCTGTTGGTAATCAGCCTGCTGTATCCGCGCAGCGGTGCGCCGGTTCTGGTTGGTGCGTCTGTCCAGGTGTCATGCTTCCTCGCCTGGCTGCTTGCTGCGCTGTGCGCTGTCGGGTGGTTCGCCGGAGATCGGGCGCGCGATGAGGTCAGGGCGGCATTAATCAAATTCAGGGCGCACCCCGTAAAACCCGTGCGTACATGGGCTATCAGGCTGCTTATTGTTCTGTGCCTGGCGTTTTCGGGATGGGTGATCACCCTGGTGTTTTACCTGCTGACGCTGGTTTTGTATCAGATTGCCCGCTCGCAGCTTCATGAGCCGATGGCGGCCTGATGCGTGCGCTGGCGGTAGTGCTGGCGCTGGCACTTGCGGCGCTGGGCTGGCAGTCGTGGCGGTTAAACAATGCCAGCCACACCATCGAAACGCAGGGCGCGGCGCTGAAAAGCAAAACGCAGGAGCTGACGAAGAAAAACAGCCAGCTGATCGGCCTGTCCATTCTGACCGAAACCAACAGCCGGGAGCAGACGCGGCTTTATGCGGCTGCGGAGCAGACCACCGCACTGTTGCGAAGTCGCCAGCGCCGGATCGAGGAGCTAAAAAGTGAAAACGAGGATTTACGCCGCTGGGCTGACACTCCTTTGCCTGCTGACATTATCAGGTTGCGGGACCGCCCGGCCCTCGCCGGAGGTGCAGCTTACCGTGAGTGGCTGTCCCAGAGTGACGCAGTGCCGCCTGGAAAGGTCAGCGCCGCGCAGTAACGGCGATCTGAATGCGGTGCTGGATGAAACCGAGGCCGCCTGGGCGGTCTGTGCTGACAAAGTGGACACAATTATTGCGTGTCAGGAGCGAGACAGTGAACAAACCGCAGTCCTTACGCAGCGCCCTGAATAAAGCGGTTGCCTATGTCCGGGACAACCCGGACAAGCTGCACCTTTTCGTTGATAACGGATCACTGGTGGCAACAGGAGCCAGTTCCATGTCATGGGAGTACCGCTACACCCTGAACGTGGTGATCGAGGATTTCAGCGGCGACCAGAATCTGCTGATGGCCCCGGTTTTACTGTGGCTTCGGGATAACCAGCCCGATGCCATCAATAAC